AAGCAGTTCATGAGGTATAGACATATGGCATTTACTGGCATCTATGGAGTATAAGGAGGTTTTATGACTATGCAGATGCAAGAGGCTTTTGACTCTATGATGGAGTCGGAGTGCATAGCCTATATAGAGCAAGAGGGTTATTATGACTCTAAGAATATATGGGTGGCAGGTAGAACTACTTCTAATACTATCTATGCAGTGATACAGGCTGGTAATAAATTCTCACAGTTTGATGAAGGTATAGCTAGACATGCTATGGAAGGTGGTAATAGATTTAGTAACTATCGTAATATGTATGTCAAGAACCTATGGCCTGAGCTTAAGATGAATGACAAGATATTTTTTAGAGATACTTACTATAATATACTACAACACTCTGATGAAGAGGTCTTTGGATTTCATAGCTATATAATAGAGAAAGATAAGAAGTACGAACCAAACGCAACAGTAGGAGAGTTATAGTGCAAGCAGATATACAAGCAATGCAACTCTTTGTTGATACTATGGTTGGTGTTCCTAAGTTTTCCTACCCAGCAAAGAGAAATGCTCCTAGACCTTCTGAGGAGTTTTGCCATGTACAACTACTACAAGAGTATGCAGTAGGTCTACCTGTCAAGAGGTTAATAGAAGAGACTGATGACTTCTCTAAGTATAAAGTTGTAGCAGCCTCTAGGCTTAGGTTCAGACTAGCTATAGTAGAGACAGAAGGTACTAAGTCTACTCTAATAATGCATGGTTGGACTTCTGAGGCTATGAAGGAACTTATGTTCAATACAGGGTATGGTTATATTAAATGTAACCCTATCAGTATAGAGGATGCTAAACTAGAGCAATTTTGGGAAAGTAGGCAAGGACTATCAGTAGAAGTTTATGTTGAAAGAGTTTATGAAGAGACAATAGATAATATACTATCTATGACAATAACAGGTGAGTTTATTACAGAGAACTTAGATGTACTACTTACTACTATAGAAATTAATAATTAAAGGAAACTAATAATGGCTATCGACATTAAAGAGTTCACTACTGCTGATATCACTATCACACCAACAGGTGTAGGTGCTGGTAACTTTGGTATACTGGGCTTCCTAACAAAAGAGGAGGGAGTAATCCTTCCAGCAGAACGTACTCGCTCTTACACATCCTTAGCAAGTGTAGGTGATGATTGGGCTGCTGACTCAGAGGTGTATCTATGTGCAACAGCCTTCTACAGTCAAACACCACAACCTAGAGACTTCGTAGTACTTATGAACTATGCTACATCACAGAAGGCTCAGTTAGTAGGTGGTGGTCATAGTGCTTTAGATGATTTACATTTAATAACTAATGGTACTTTAGATTTAACTATTGAAGGTACTACCATCAACATTACAGCATTAGATTTCTTTGGTGCGGCTGACTTAGATGCAGTAGCACTTATCCTAAACACAGCTTTAGATACAGCCTTAACAGGTACAACTTGTGTCTATAGTTCTTATGGGTTCTTAATAACTTCACCAAGTTTAGGTGCTGTTAGTACTATAACATTTGCAACAGGTACAGCCTCAGAAGCTTTAGGACTACAACAACATCAAGGTTTAATATCTGATGGTTTAGAGGAAGAGACACCAGTAGACTCCCTAACAGTTGTAGAGAATAAAGGTACTGACTTCATTGGTTTAGTATTACATAAAGATATGAGAGATGTAATAGCTGGAGCTACTGGAGCTAACATTGCTGATATAGCTGACTTCTGTGAAGCTAGTAAGAAGATATTTATGAACACTTCTAACAGCACAGCATTACTTAGTAATGTTATCACAACAGACGTAGCTAGTGTATTAAAGAATAAAACATTAAGATATTCATTGACAACTTTCTCTAAGAATACTAATGAATACCCTAGTGCTAGTGTCTTTGGTAGAGCAGCCTCAGTAAACTTTGAGGGTATAGCTACTACCATCACATTGAACTTAAAGCAGATGCCTACTGTCACAGTAGAGGATTTAACTGCTAATGAGTTTAGTGTACTTAGAAGTAAGAACGCTAGTGCTATTGTTAAGATAGGTAAGACTATCAACGCATACACAGATAGTAAAATGGCTAGTGGTAGTTGGTTAGATACAACTCATGGTCTTATGTGGTTAGAAGATAGAATACAAACTGATATGTTTAATTTATTATATCAATCTTCTACTAAGATACCATATACCCAAGCTGGTATTAACTTAGCTAAAGCTCGTCTAGCTCGCTCATGTGGTGCTGCTGTCCGTAATGGTTTAGCTGGTGCAGGGTATTTACCTGATGGTACTTACTTACCTAATGGTTATGTAGTTAATAGTGTAGCAGTAGGTGATGTTAGCTCTAGTGATAGAGGTGCTAGAATTTATAATGGGTTGTCATTCAAGATGATAGGTGCTGGTGCTTTGCATGAGATACACATCACAGGTGAGTTCTCAGAATAATTACTGTTAGTTTATAAATAAAAGAGAGGTAAGTAATATGTATCAGTACTCCTTCGCCAACGTAGACCTCAACCTTGAGATTGACTTTCCTGGATATACAGGACAGAGACAGTTCAAAGTTGAAGGTTTCGTAGCAGGTGAAAATTTAATTAGTATAACTCGTAAGGCTCCTATAGCAGCAACTCAGTTTGGTGCTTATGGTGACATGGTTGTTAGTATGCAGAGAATTAGAGCGGGTGACTTAGTGTTCCCTGTCCTAATGAACTCTCCTGAGAACCAATACCTACAAGACTTTGCCAATTACTTCCAAGAACAAGCAGATGGTAATGGTGCTTTAGTTAAGCCTATTCAAGCTTCCTTGGTAGATAATATGGGTAATGATGAGGTACTATGTACTAATGGTGTTATCCTAGCTATGCCAGCCATAGTTAGAGGACAGACCATGAACACAGTAACTTGGGCTATTAGTTTTGAAGAGGTACTTATCACCCGTAAAACAGGTGGTGATTATGAAACAGCTGGAGTTGATATAACTACAGTTTAACAAGCAACAACATAGGGTTATCCATTAATTTGGGTAGCCCTATTTTTTATATAATAAGGATAGAGAAACTATGAATCAAGATAACAAAGGCTACACAGCCAACCTAAAGAATGGGTTAGAAGTATATATACCTAGGTGGCCTGTAAGCATAGCTTATGAGAACTTAACAAAGGCAGGGCAATATATAGGCTCAGATAACCTATTAAGTATAGCTGAACTAAACACAGCAGCAGTTATGTTAGCTCTTATGGAAAGCTCAGATAGCTCTAAGACAGCAGGACTAATTAAGCACTTTGTATGTACTGCTAGAGTTGATGGTGAGAAGATTGACCCTTCCTCTTATGATACCAAGTACCAAGATGATTTACACATAGTAGCAGAGATATTTGCTCATGTAGTAAAGGCTACCTACTCTGATTTTTTCAAGCAAGGTTTAGCAAAGGAAACCTCCCCCAGCGATTAGGGGAGAAGGATACAAGTAACCTTATACCAGTGGACTATAATGCTATATACCCAATGCTTAATGGTTACTTAATAAAGCCTTTGTTAGTAAACCCTCCAATGTGCACTTATAGAGAGTTGCATGATGGAACCTACACACTATTAGATTTAGAGATGATGCACCAAATACTGGAGTTAAAGGCTTATATGAATCCCATACCTGCTCCTGAATAATAACTAGGAGCTACTATGAGTAATGGATATGGTATAGAGGATGATGACTTCGATGATGGTTATGGCTATGAGGATGATAGCTTTGATGCAGACATACCAGAAGGTTTTGATATAGGTTCTGCTATAGAGGAAGACACTAGGAGTATAGATAGCTACTCTAATGATGATAACATCTATGCTAGTGTTGACCAGACCTTTGAAGATGATGCTGAGAAATTTCTTAATTCTCAGTTCTCAGGAACAGCCTCATTAGGCTCTTCTAGGGCACAAAATAAGACAGAAAAAGATTACCAGCCAAGTGTATTAAGACAGAAATTTAGGAACACTGGGAGTGAAAATACCCCCAAAAATACCCCTTCAAACAGCACAAGAGCTGGATATGTAAACTACTTAAATGAGACAGATTTATATGGTACAGGAGACATATTAGAGGAAGATATAGAGAGAGCTTCACACCAAGAAGGTATGGGTATGATAAGCCCTTACACCTTCCAGATGGAGAGAATACTCAATATGAGCTATGGTGTACAGCAAAGCATAGTTGATATGATTAATGAGCCTGACCTATTTGCTAACAGGAACTATAATGAGGAAGTAGGTATTACTAAGAACTCCATGCAAGAAGGTCTTGAGGAGTTTGGTAATATCATAGGCTCAGACCCTAAAGCTTTTGCTAGAGATTTAGGTAGAAGGATACCAGAAGGTATAGAAGCCTCTCAGCATAGAATAGATATTAACACAGCCTTTAGTATGGTCAACCTAACAGCAGACTCTAAAATGCAAAAAGGTAAAGGTCAACCTCTGATAGGTGATACGTTTACTGATAAGCAACAGAAGAAGAGGGATGATAGACTAACAGAGGCTACATACCTACTTGATATTTATTCAGAATTGTACCTACACCCAGAGACTAAGAACTCTAGTATATATGGTAGAAGACAACAAGAGGTTAAGTCTGCCATAGTAGATAGGATGCTTAACAGTCCTACTATGGGTGTTAAGAAGATAGACTACACAACTGGACTACAAGCAACAGATAAGACTACAGGAGACCCTATATTTACTAATAGCTTAGTACCTCTACCAAATGAGTTGGGTGTAAGAGGTTTAATACCAGTACAATCAGAGTCTATGGGTTACTACTTAGGTAGTCCTCATACTAGGTTATCCTTCTCAGGTATGTTTCCAGATGAAGATAAGTTATGGGAAGACCCAACTAAGAAGATAGGGTATCAAGCTGATGTATATGCTAATAGCCCTGCTGGTCAATACTCAAAAGACCAACTAGAAAAGTTAGCACCTAATGTTGGTAAGACTTTCTTTGGTAGGGTTAAAGGTGATAGTACCTCCTTATATGGTCAGATGAAAGATGATTTCAAGTTTATAAGAGAAGTATTGAGAGAGGAAGCACTAACCTCCTCAGATGAAAATATGGAGAACACTAGAAGGGCTGTTAACCAATTAGATAAGTTTGGAGACAACAGCAATATAGGTGAGACTTTAAACTTAAGGAATGAAGCTGCACTATTAGACTTGGACTACACCACAGAAGGTAATAGAGAGACTAGTGAACAACAAGATTTTATTACTGATAGGTCTAACTATATAGACAATAACTTTAAGGAGAATGATGAGCTTAAGAGTGAGTTCGTTGGCCCAAGCCCTCCTACAGATATGGTTAGGTACTCCCATAGGATAGCTACCAATAAACCTCCTGAACAAGGAAGTCCAGAGTGGTTAGCTGAAAGAGAAGGTTTGATAACAGCCTCAGTAGTAGGTGACTTACTTAAATCTGGTGGTGTTGAAAGCACAGCTAACAAGATGAATGAGAAACTCTTAGATAACTTTTACCTCAATAGAGGAAAGGAAGGAGAGGCTTGGGTACTAGACCAATTTAAGAGGTTTACTGGACTACAAACTCAAGAAGCCTTCTTAGAGAAAGGTACTAAAGAGTTAGAAGGTTTTGGAGCTAGTCCTGATGCTTATGCTTTTGATAAGTATGGTAAGGGTCAAGGTATAGTAGAACTTAAGTATGTTAACTCTAATGAGAGGTTAGAAGAAAGTTATAAGAAGTACTATAACCAAGCACAATTACAAATGGCTGTGACTGGTGAGAAGAAGGTACACTTCTTTAGGGTTAATGCTTACACAGAGCAACACCTCTATGATGTTATTGAGGAAGACAAGGAAGTACAAAAACAATTAATAAGTAGAGGTAGAGAAGTACATGAATACTTGGAGAGTGATATGACTAAACCTTATATAAGTGCAGCAGAGCAAGCAGAGATAAATAGGATTGAGTCTTTAGAAGAAGAAGCTAAAGTTTATAATGATAAAGATAAGAGCACTTCAAATGCTACTGTATTCAATGATAGAGCTACATACATTAAAGACTTCAAAGGTAAAGACCCAATAGGTTATGCTAGGCTTGAAGCTGATAAGATGAATACAATATTTGATGCTAAGGAAGATAAGAAGATAGATAAAGTATTAAATAAGATGAGCAATAAAGAGGATAGAGAAGCTAAAGAACTACTTAAGAAGAATACTAAGGCTATTAAGGAAGGTACTAAGAGTAGAGCAGAGGAAACTAAGAAGAGAAAGGCTTGGTCAGATAAACTTAATAGAAGGTTAAAGGATTTTGCTAGAGTTACTTCTAGGTTTGCTAGTGCTGGTATAGAAGGTGTAACTTCTCAAATGGCTGATGTAAGATTGAGTGCCACTCTAGGTATGGAATCTGGAGACTACAGAGGTAAGATTAGGTACCTAACTCAGGACTTAGGACTTACAGAGAACCAGAGCAGACAAGCAATGGAGGATGCTGCTCAACTACAGATGAGGTTTATTAGAGACCCAGGAAATACTACCAGAGACATAACTGCAAATATGGCTAAGTCTGGCTTTGAGGGAGATATAAACATTGACCCAGTAGCTATGATGAAAGGTTCTGTTGCTGATGTACTAGCTAGGATTATGGAGATGTCTAATAGTATGGGAAGGAGAGATAAAGCTATATTCCTTAGAAATACTATAGGTACTATGGGTAACACTAATGAACTCTTTGACTCAGATAAGTTTAACTTAGCGTACTCACCTGTTGAGGATAACTCAGCAATAAAAGAACATGCAGCTATTAAGGGTATGGACTACAAGGTACAAGAAGTACTTGAACAGTATTCTAATACTTTAGGTGAAGCTGGTAATAGTGCTGCTGCTCTAGTAGGTCATGTAGATAGGTTAGGTTATGTTGTTGGTGGTCTTGTTGGAACAGCTATTGCTTTCAAGGGTGCTGTTGATAGTAGTAATACCTCTCAAGATAGCTCTGGTAAGGGTATTATAAGAAAGACAATAGGTAATGTTACTAGAGACCCAAGAATGACTAAGCAGATGAATATAAGAGATGAGGCTAATATAGAACTAGACCAACTATATAAAGATAGAGATGATATAGACTTTAGTGATAAAACTAAATGGTATGACTTTATGTTCCCTACTGACCAAGAGAATATGGATAGGATTAATAATGAAATCTATAGAACAATGGAGAAGAAGGATAAAGCCGAAGAGAATATTAAGAAGCTTAATAGTAATATAGAAGCTAACATAACAATAGTAGATAAAACATCTGGAGGTGTAGTAGTAGCTACCTCAGAGATACAGCAAAATGAAAATGCTTACGCCTAGGAGGACGCATGGATATATTAGATATAGCTAAGGAGAATTTATCCTTAGATAAGATAGACCTACCTGCTATGGGTAAGCAAGCACTAACCTCAGCCTTTAAAGGACAAGGCTCTGAGTCTGTTAAATTTGGACAAGCTGTTAGGGCAGAGGTGGTTAGTGAAGATGGTAAAGTAGTACTAGATAGTAGTGGACTGAGAGTAGACTTTAAGATACTTTCAGTAGGTAGCTTTGATAGGGCTGAGGTAAAGATATACAACCTAAACAATGATACGATAGGTAGTATAACAGCCAGAGATAACTATCTTAACTTATATGTACAGCTTCATGAGTTTGATGAAGAGCAATTACTAGATACTATGTTCATTAGTAATAGTTATAACCAAGTAGATGTACCAGAGGGTATAACCTTCTTATATTGTTTCAGTAAGTTGAGGAAAGACTTGCTGGAGAAGGTAGTACCTAAAGCAGAGCTTAATAGTCCTTCACTATCTCAAGTACTTAATAAACTCCAAGAAGGGGTTAATATAACTTTTGAGTATAAGAACTTCCCTGATGAGGTTAAGAAGTATAAAGCTAAGACAGGGTATACAGAAGTGCTAGATGGTACTGTTGAAAGTAACTTGAATAGGTTAGCTATTAGTTATCACTTTACTTACTACATGAAGGGTCCTACTACTGTCCTTATACTATATACTCCAGAGGTATTTAACATACAACAGTCTGGTGTATTAGATAAAGAGCCAGATATTATACTAGATACTAATGATATGAGGAGTACTCCAAGTGTAGGAGTAGCTAGTATAACTATAGATAGTGTATTAAATGCTAGTATAGAAACAGGTAGTGTAATTGATGCTAGTAAGTTGGTGACAGCTAGTACAAAATTAGGATTGGAAACATTAGCTGTAACTAAAGAAATACTAAGTAGTTCTGTTAGTAAGTATAGTAGATATGTTGTGATAGGTATTGAGCATAGTGGGTCTAATTATACTAATGTTTGGAACACCAAGGCTAGTGGAGTTGCATCTACCTCAGGTCTTACTATGCCTACAAATGAGTTTAATTGGAAAGGGAAATAAGAAGGAGTAATAATCATGCCAAGAGTGACACCAGCATTTATAGAATATAGTACTACTAGTACTTCTTCTAGGGAAGCTACTGAACAAGAACTAGCTGATGGTGAAGATGCAAATATAAGCACTACTAGTACCTCATCTAATTATATTAAGTTTCATACAGTGATAGCAGAGGACCACCAAGCAAGTGCAGTAGTTACTAAGTTTCCTGTGCAGAGTGGTTTTGATATAAGTAATCATAGCATAAGACAAAATAGGGTAATAACCTTAGATGCTATGATAACTAATACCCTATTATCAGGAACAAAGCAGAAAAGTTATGGTGCTAACAATAGTCAACATATATTTAACTTAGTAGAGAGTTTAGTTAATAGTGCTACACAGTGTACAGTAACCACCAACTTAGGTATATATAAGCCAGTGGTGTTTAATAGTTTTAAAACTAAACAAGAGCAAGGTATGACTGATGCTATTAGGATTATACTAGTAGGGGAAGAAGTACAGGTTAAGAATACAGTTAGTAAGACATCACCTAAAAGTATAAGCTTCTCCTCTATATCAGATGTACTAAGAACTTCTGTAATAGATGATTTAGTAGCTAGTGGTATAGGTACTATAGAAGGGTTGGCTGACTCAGTTATCTCACAAGGTACAGCAATACTAGGAGATAGTTTTAAGTTTGTTACTGAGTTAACTAGTGGAGCTACCTCAGAGTTGAGTTTCTTATCAGAAGTAACCAATGGTGCTAAAGACTTTATCTATAATGTGGATACAGCTAATACAGGAGTCTTTAGTGAGATAAGTCACAGCTTAGGAGGTGTTATTAGTGATTTGAATATACCACTACTAGCTAACCCTATAGACCTTATAGGTGGTTTTAGTGGTGTTACTAACTGTCTGGTTAAGGGTAGTACTTCTGTATTAGGCTCTTTCATAGATGATAAAGTAGATACAGCTATGGGTTCTTTAGAGAGTAGTATATATGGAGCTAGACAGGATATACTTAAACTAGGTGATAATGATGCTATGCAGAGTTTATTAGGTACTAGTATGGACTGTATTGCTATGGGTGCTAGTAAGACCTTAGGTGGAGAAGCTACTAATACTCAAGGGTTTACTGACCAGATATTGTCTAATATAAAAAGTGTAGGTAATGTAATAACAGACCCCTTACTAGGTAGGAAGTCAATTACCCTAACTAAGATTAGTACTAACAAGGTACTACCACTTAAGAACACAACCAATAGGATAAATATATGAACAAACCTAATGAATATCATTGCTTTCCTATGAGGGTTACTGAATTCTATCCAGATGAACAACTAGTAGATTGTATAATATCTGCTGACTTAGTACATAGTACATCTGAGGAAAAGTATGTGTCCTCAGAGAGAAGGGAGATAAGAGGAGTACCATTACATGTTATTAGTGGAGGTTATGATAAAGAAACAGGTGATGGTGGGTTCGCAATTACCATACCTATAGTTAAAGGAGACACAGGTAGTATCTTCTTTAGTCAGATTGGTTATGACCATTGGCTGTATGAGGATAAGGACAAAGCAGAGTCTAAACTAGCAGGTATGCCACTACCACATCTACTAAGAAGTTTTAGTATAAATGACGGGTTTGCTATGGTTGGGTTTAATACTATACCAAGAGCAATACAGGACTATGAACCTGATGCTATACAGATTAGGAATAGAGATAAGACCAGTGTAGTAGCTATCAATGCTGATGGTAGTGTTGCTATATGGACTGAGAGTGAGGTTGTAGTTGATTGTAATACTATGAAGGTGACAGGTAACTTAGAGGTAGATGGAGAGATTACTGCTAAAGCAGGTACTCCAGCGTCAGTAGGACTTAGTACTCACAATCACTCAAATACTGGTGCACCAGTTGCGGGAACATAAGAGGAGTATATTATGCAATTAGCATTAAATAAAGGAACTAATGATTTATTCAAGCCTGATGGTGGTGGGGTTACAAGAGTAAGTGATGGTAGGTTTATAGTTCAACAGGTACAGAGTAGACTTAGGGTATTTATAGGAGAGTGGATATTAGACTCCTCTATAGGGTGGTTAAATGCTGAGGACTTTGATAGTAACTTTAGTCAGTTTGATATAGAGGATAGAGCTAGGACTATCATATTAACTACTCAAGGTGTTAATAATATTGTCTTCATAGAGAGTACTTATAGTAATAGAGTACTGACATTAACCTTTGAGGCTGAGACTATCTATGGAGTAGTTCATACTACTATACCTTGGGATAACTCAGACTTAGTTCTATTAAATAATTAAATAAAGAGAGAAATATATGGCAGGTTTAGATGATAGTGGGTTCACACCCCTTAGTTATGAAGATATTAAAAGTAACATAGAGAGTAGGTTAGAGCAGTATAATGCTGGGTTTGACTTTAGTCCTGAGAGTCCTGATGGACAGTTGATAGCTATTATGAGTGCTCTTTTAAGCCAAGTGTGGTTTGAGTTAGATAAAGTATATCATAGCTTTAACCCACACCTAGCTACAGGGCAAGCATTAAGAAACATAGGGCTTATGACTGGGTTATATAAAGGTAGTGCTACTAGGAGTCAAGCAGTAGTTACTCTAGGAGGTACAGCTAATGTAGTAGTACCTAAAGGTAGTATTGTATCTGATGGTAGCAATGAGTTCTATACTAATAAGGACACATACCTACCAGCTAATGCTACAGTACTAGCTGTATTAAGTGGCCCTACTCCTATAGTGGCAGGCACTATAGATACGATAGTTAGTGCAGTTGCAGGGTGGGATACAGTAGTACAATCTACTGATGGGCAGATAGGTACTACAGCACAAAGTGAGACAGCTTATAGGAATATGAGAAATGCTACTGTAATGAGAAATGCTAGAAGTATACAGGAGAGTATGGTTAGTGCTCTGTTAGAGTTAAGTATAGAGCAAGTAACAGTACTTAATAATGATACAGCACTACCTCTATCAGATGGTACTCCAGCAGGGTCTATACATGTTATTATAGGAGAGTTTAGTGGTATAGATGAGGAGGATATAGCTAATACCATATTTGTCAATAAAGGGTTAGGTGTAGATACTTATGGTAGTAGTAGTACAATCATACAAGACATTAATGATAATGAACATGTTATTAATTATACATTAGCTACTGCACAAACTATTACTATATCAGCAGTTGTTATCTATCATAGTGACAATACAGCAGGTGCTAAGGAGCAAGTACAATCTAACCTAGCTGCCTATGTTAATAGTATAGAAGTTGGTGGTATTGTTATTTGGAGTAAGTTGTTTGGGGAGATTACATCCGTAGCTGATGCTGAGGTTGTAAGTGTTTTACTAAACGGTGGAGTAGTTAATGTTGCTTTAGATGATGATAAATACTCTGTAATAGACCCTAATGATATTGTGATAACTTAATGAGGAGTCAATAATGGCAGCAAATGGATGTAGGAATAACTTTACATTAGAGGCTACAGTAGGTGCTTATGTTAGTGGGATAGGTGGAGGGTCTTATAACCCAGCTAGTACTTATACGGACTATCCTCCATATCTGTGCTTTCCTGATGTAGTGCTACTAGAAGGTGTGGCTAGTAGTATTAGTGATATTATGTTACTTAACCAATATGCTAATAGTACTAATCTAAAGGAGTACATAGGAGCCTTTGTGCAGGAGGTAGATACCCTCTTTGAGGAGGTGTTATCTGTGCATTATGAGAGGTTGTTACCTAATGCAATAGGGAGTAATTTAGATATACTAGGAGAGATATTAGGTCAGCCTAGAGGGTTATATATATTAGTTGATAAGGACTACTTTGGATTTAACCCAGAGGGAGACCCACCTCACTTTCCTCATAAAATGGCTGATGAGGCAACACCAGCAGATGGTGGTTGGTTCAAAGGTGAAGGTGAGATAGCTACTGAGCTTCAAATATTAGATGATGAGGACTATAGGAAGATACTATTATGTAGAGCTTATTGTTTGAGTAAGAGAGTGATGGATTATAATACTATATATGAGGCAGTTAATATAATGCTAGGGTTTAATAGCTATAGTACTATAACTACAGTTAGTCTTAGGTATCATGTAATGGAGCTTAATAGTACTCTAGTCTCAGTACATCAAGTAGAGATGCTGGAAGCTATACATAAGTGGTTTACCCCAATGGGTGTTAATTTAGAATTTAGTTTAGTATAGGAGCAATAAGATGACAGTACAAAGAAATGTAGAGTTGGTTTGGGCTAGTTCAGGTGGTACTACAGACCCAGGAGGTACTAAATATATAGCAGGTTGGGTGAGTGAGATACCTACCTATCAGAACTTTAACTATGTACTACAAGACCATAGTAAGAACATATTAGTTTTAGCAGAGCAAGGTGCTTATCAATGGCAGGATGATATTAACTATCATGTTGGTGGTTGGACTATGCTTGATGGTATTATTAGGTATGCTACTAGTGCTAATGTTAATAACAACCCTAATACTAGTAGTAACTGGAGTTATACACCTAACTATGGAGAGGAGCAAGATAATACCTCGGACATAAGAGGGTTAGTACTAACAAATGTTAATGATAGAAATGCTAGTACATGGGATGGTAATGATGTAACTATAGATAATGCTAATAGTTTAATAGGGTTGAATAGTACTGCTGGTAACTTAGTAATAGGCAATGTAGATGGTGATTTAGTAGTTGCTGATATGGGTGCAGTAGTAGTCCCTAATGGAGCCTCTCTTAGTTTGGCTGCAAGTAATGTTAACTATATCTATCATAGTGGTAATCTACCTGCTGGTGGTATAGGAGAAGTCCCTAATGATGGGAAGACCTATGGTAGGAAGTTTGGTACATGGGTGGAGATAAGCTTTGATACATTCCCAGCAGGTACTAAGATGATATTTGCCCAAGTAGCAGCACCAGTTGGGTGGACTAAGGATGGAAGTGATTTAGCTAATAATAGGATGCTGAGGTTAGTGCAAGGTAATGGTGGTGGTACTGGAGGTATTCATAGTTGTACCTTAATGGATAAAGTACCAGCACATAAGCACTTGGGTACGTCAGGGAATAATAATGCAAGCCATAACCATTCAGTAGATATTAATAGTGGTGTAGATAGTATTAACCATACTCATCACTATGTGTTTACTGAGGTAGTAGGTGGTAATCAGTTACAAGCAGGGCCAGGATATGCAGTACAGAAGACTAATATAGCTGGTTCTGGTGTCTCTGCTAGTCATAAACATAGAGTTGCTGGGTCAACTGCTTATGCTACAGGAGTACATCAACACTCTTTAAATATGTTGGATAATGCTGGTGTGGATGCTGTTGATTGGAAGCCTAAGTATGCTGATTGTATTATATGTATAGCTAATTAATAAGAGATAGGATGAAGAGATAATATGAGAGATAACATAAAAATAATAGTAGAGTGCGTTTATGGTAATGTTGGGAGAGGTACACCTACAGAGAAGGCATTGGAGTTTGGTTGTGATGCCTGTGAATACATAGAGGGGAGAGAGGTACATAGGTGCAGTAAGTTCGTTGGGTTGGTGGGTAAGAACCCTCA